CTGTGGCTGTTGGTAAAGTCAAAGGATATGATGGTGTGAATACTGCCATAATTAACTTCCGAATGCTTTGCTAAATTTTCCGCCTCGTTGCTTGGCTTCTGCAACTGCTTGGACTGTTGATTGTTGTATAGCTGGTAACATATTCATAACTTCTGCTCTAACTGTATTGGTTACACCAACAGCAAAGTTTAAATTTTGAGTGACATTTATTCCGCCACCTCCTCCAACCATTTGTTTTGTATCGGCATTATTTTTAATACTGCCACCTGTGTTTGGCACGAATAACTCTGGACCTCTTTCTCCAACTAAAGTTGGTGTTCCTCCTTGTACTGTACCACCACCTGCCATACCATCTCCTGGAGCAAGTATTCTTCCACCTACTGAATTGACAGCACCAGTTGAACCAGCTGATGGACCAAATATTCCTTTAATACTATTCCTTACAAATTTATTAACCTCATCTAAAATTAATGTTTGTATAATGGTTTTTTGAATACTTATTATTAATTCTCTTAAAATGCTTTTAAAATCTAATGCACCTGCTTTACCTCTTAAAAAAGCATCAACAATAGTATCTCCTACTTTTGTCATCTCATCAGCTACACCCTTTGCTATGGTATCAACTTTTTCTAATTCTTCTCTAAATGGAATCATTATTTCTGCACTATGCTCAAAATGACCTTGTTGTATTTCAAGAATTTCATTTATTCTTTTCATAGCTTCTGCTGAAGTTCCTAGTTTAGCTATAAGTTTATCTCTTAACTTCATCTGTTCTTCTAAAACAAATTTTTCTTTAGCACCAATAGTGACAGCAAGTTTCATTTCATCTTCCATTTGCATTTTTCTTTTATCCAAATGTTTTTTTGTAATGATTGCTGACTTATTAACTGCCTTTGTAGATTTACCCTCCATCTCAATGGCTTTTTCAATGGCTTCTATTTTTTTCTTTTCAAGGTCTATTTCTTTTTGTGTTTCATGGTTTAACAAAGCTATTGCTAACTTCATGTGTAATGTAGCACCAAGTTTCTGAAGAAAACTTTTCATTTCTCTTTGTTGTTGTTCTTCTAATCGTTCTAGTTGTAATTTACTTTCTTCTAACTGTTGATTTAATCCATCTAAACCTTTTGCTAATTTAATTGGTTCAGGAATAAAGAATGCTATTGATTTTGCAAGTAAATTCATAGCATCAGTCAAACCTTGAACAACAAATGTTCCGAATGTACTTTTTTCAAAAAATAGATTTATATTCTCTCCTAGTGTATCAAAAGCACCTGACAACCCACCAGCACCTGCTTCTCCTGCACCTCCTACTTGATTTTTTAAAATACCAAGCATCATAGCTTGTGCTTTGGCTTGTTGTCCTGTAAGTGATAAAACTTTAATTGTTTCTTTTTGTTGTTCAGTAAAAGATACTCCAACTCTACGCAAAGCTGACATACCAATTTCAGGTTCCTCTAATGCTTTACCTAATTGTAGTGCCGCAGTTTTCATTGTACCAAATCCAACTTCTGCTAAATCTTGTGTAAGTTTTAATGCTTCTGTGAAAGTTTCTCCACTTATAGATTTAAAGGTTAATAAAACTCCTGCCGCATCTCTTGCACCTTGAACACTAGCCAATGTATTTCTACCAATAGAAACTGCCATTTCTTCAATCTGTACTGCTGTTTGACCTGCCGCACCACCAGTTGCTCTTATAAGTGCGTCTAATCTTAATGCTTGTCTTTCAGCTAACGCACCAGCTTTTGCAAATTTAGTAATTGCAACCCCAGCTAAAACAAATGCACCTGTCAAAAGAAGTGTTGGTACTTTAACTCTACCCATAATAGCACCGATGGCAGTTATACGACCTGCTACTGGACCAAGTGGACCTTGTACTGCCGCAATAGAACCTGAAAGATTTCTCATTCGTTCTTGCATTTTCTTACTACCAGCAGATGTTTTTGCAGTTGATTTATCTAATTTCTTTAAGCCAGTTGATGCCTTTTCAATATTAGATTTAAACTTCTGTGCGTTTGCAATAAGTTCTACTCTGATTGTTGCTAAATTTGATGCCATAATATTAATCTGGGAACTGTCGCATTAGTTCTTCCATTTGTTTTCTTTGTGTTGGTTCTGAATTATTTTTGCCAATAGATAATTTATATCCATTAACAGCTGATGTAAATTCTGTTACTGATAAATCCCAAAATACTTTAGGGGAGAATTTAAGAACACCTAAACCTATTTCTAGGTATTCTTTGATTGGGTACTTGGTTGCTCGTTCTCCCCCTGTACTAAAGGGGATTCTTCATCTTTCTTGTCGCCTACGAATACAGTCATAAGAACTTCTGAACAAAGTATTGCTACTTTCATAAGTCCTGTTTTCATAACCATGTCGCCAACTGTTGGTTGTGTAAAAGTTCCACCAGCACCTTTTAATGCTTCGTGCATGATAATAACAACATCTCTCATTGAGTAGTTATTATTACCGAAACTGTTTGTTATATCTAGAATTGATTTTCCAGTTCTATTTTCTATACTTACTATTGATTCAAAGGTAAGTCTAAAAGTTCTTTCTTTATCTCCTAGACTACCTTTGATTTCGCCTTTATACTGATTCGCCATCGGTGTCCTTTTCAGTTGTTTGTGTTTTTTTAAGTTTCTTTAAAGTTTTATTAGCTTTGACTATATCACTTGAAGCTATTGCTTCACAAGTAATTTCACATCTATTTTCAAAAACTGAAACCTTTTGCACTACAACTTCATCTACACCGATCATTATGTGATCATAAGGTTTGATAGGAATATCTTTTCTTGTTTCAACGATTATTACTCCCTTTCTAGTAACCTTGTAAAAAGCGTTATAGGACTCTCCTTGAAATTTTACCTCTACCATTTTAAACCCATCTGTGTGATCCATATTTTCAACCTTTATTATGCGTTAGTATATGTTACTGTATTATGAGATTCAAGAGTAAGTGAATAAGTTTCTTCTCCATTATACTCTCCTGCTCTTTCGTAACTTGTGATTAAAAAAGCACCTGCTACTTTCGAACCATCTGCAAATATCAAGTCATAGTTTTGAATTGATCCATCAAATGCAAATCCTCTTACAAGGTTTTCTGTTGATGAGTCAGTAAAAACACCACTTGCTGACATTGACATACTTCTAATACCACCACCTTGTAAAATATCTCTTGCTTTATCATTACCACTTGTAATAAAAGCATTTGAATCTTTAGTAGTGATATCTACCATTTCTCCATTAATACTCATACTTGTACTTCTCATACCACCAACTGTTGCTGGTGTTCCTGTGCTATTTTCTTTTAATAAAAAATTGCTACCTTTTTGTGCCGCCATTTTTATATCCTCCTAATTATTATTTTAATTTGTTAATACAAAAGTTCTAAACCTTTGTACTCCATGTGTTGTTAGTCCATCAGGTTCTTTAATTATATCTGAGAACTCAAATCTCATATTATTCATAGCTCCTGAAACTGATAAACTTGATTCATGTAATACATCATAAACTAATGACATAATTTCCTTTATTTCCTTACTCCCTCTATATCTAGAGAATGTATGAACAATTAGGGTAAAATCACTTCCCTTTTTGTCTTTTGTACCATCATCTACCATTGTTTGGTCACCGACCTTAACATAGGGAAATGATGTTCCCTCTGGAACAAAATCATAAATATTGTTTCCACCTAACTTTGTTGTAAGTGCACCATTTGCCAACAGTGCATTATAGACTGTTGTTTGTAAGGCAACTGCAAAATCACTCATTTTACAATCTCCTCAATTTTTTTAACTACTCTTTTAAATGTTGCTTCTGTTATTGGCTTTTTACTTTTTTCAAAAGCTGGTAACATAAATGGTCTTGGTTGCATTTTACTTGTTCCATATTCTAAAAATGCAGAATAGTTTGCATTACTTACAACATTAGTAATATTTTTGGTTTTTTGTTTAACCATAATTTTACTTACTAAATTTCCTGTATCTGAAGCTGGTGCTTGTCCTGGAGCAGATGCTCTATGTGATCTTCTAGGATTATACTTTTCGTACATTATTCCTGATTTAGCACCTGTCTGTATTGACTTAACAGCTTCTCCTCTTATTAATTGACCACCACCTTTTACTATTTCTTGGAAGTCAGGTTCAAGTTGTTTATTCAACTGTTTAAGCTGACCCATAACTTTTTTTAAATTTTTTACTGTAAGAGTTACTTGCATTATGTACCTACATTTTCTATTGCTTCTATTGTAATATAATTTTTAAAATCATTCTTATCATTTATTGTTATTATATCAAAAGTTCTAGTTCCAAACAAGATACGCATTGTCGTAGTTATACCATCTCTATATCTAATTAAAAATTCGTATGTATGTGGATTCTCAACTTGTCTTCCTGTTTTATCAGAAAATATTTGTTTGCCACTTTTTGGTGTCATTTTAGCAAATGCAGTTATATGTGCTGATCTTCCTGTTGTATAACCACCCATATTGTCAGTAGATAAATTTGTATTCTGTATTGTAATTTTATTTCTTAATTTTCCTATATTAGATACACTTGGCATTTATCCTCCTAATATGTTATTTAATCTTGTAACTCTGTAAGGTTGTAATAATTGACCAACTGTATATGGAATTGCATTAGCTGACATAGATGTAACCATTTCCCTATTCTCATATAAGTGAGTTGTTAATAATTTTATTGCTTGTATTATTGGTGTTGGTACATCACTAGCACTATCGCCATAACCAGCAACATATTGAACCTCATAAGCATTAGCTTGTCTTAATTCTGTTAATGTTGGCCAACTAACTCCATTCTTTAGAACTACTCTAGCCGAAGTAGAATCTACATCAGCAAAATAATTACTTGCCGCAAAAGTTGAAGCAGTATTATCATTAGAATAATATTTTACATGTGTAATACTAGCAACTGGTGGTTTAGGGAGAACTATATAATCTGCACTAACATTTAAATCAGGTGCAGTATAAACACCCTCCCTTAAATTTTCATCTCTGTAATAAGGTAATCTATCTAGAAATAATTGTAAGGTTTGTTGAGTGATTGCTCTACCAGTATATTCTTCAACATTGTTTTGTGCAACT